CAGGTAGCCAGCCCAAGAGATTGTCGGCCATGTGTGCATATAACTCAGTGAGAGATCTTTGTATGTTTGATCGGTAGATTGTTTCTTTGTCCATAGTTTATGTGTTGATGCAATGTTATACAAGACGAACAGATGAGAAGAGAAAGATAAGAAGAACGTGTGTACTAGTCAAACTTTCGTGGTCAAACTATCGTGGTTTTGCTGCAGTTTGGCTCCCATTAGAGATACAGACTAATGAAAACGTTTGCGGCCACTGGTTTTTGCCCAGCTGGTTGCTCTCGTGTCTGTGTGGGTGGCCTTAGTTTTCTAAACGGCGGCCCCCACTGGGGGTAGATCGAGCCGGGCCCAGGGGGGGATACCCTTCAGAAATTTATGTCATTTTACTCTGGATCAATCTTCCAGAGATGATCAACCTCAGGATGCAATGATAGCCCCTCCAGGGGGTCTACAACACGCCCCTCCATAGCTGCCCTAATGGATCTAACCAACACGGGATTCTTAGCCTTTAGAGCGGCTTCTAGAGCTGCTTCATATTGTTCATTACTCGCCATTAAAAGCTGCCTCATAAATGTTAGGCAGACAGTCACGAAGAATTAATCCACACTGAACAGCAATCTGTTGATGTTCTCGCTGTGTTCCATTAGCAGAACGGAGTTGGATGTAATGGATCCAGGAGCGAATACTCCCAGCCATATAGATTTTGGTAGGAGTAGCTAAGGGAAGAATGTTACGAGCACACTCTTTAGCAACACCATTACCAACCATCTCTCTATAGAGATCAACTAACCCATCAAAAGCAGCATCTATCTTTACTTGATAATACTGTTTAAGATGAGGATCAAAGTCATCAATAGAGTTCTGTCTATTCTTTGAGTCTTGTCTGCGAATATCGGGGACAGAGATATCTGCTAATTGATTCACGTCGGCATAGCGTTGTGAGAACTCTTGAAAGCAGAAGGATCTATGTCTAAGGATTTGAGCTGCGATAGCTCTAGTTGTATTAATCTCGATGACCATATGAGCCATCTCGAAAGGAGACCAATGATTGTGTTTGATCAGATAGCTAATTAACTTCTGACTCTCAGGATTATACTGATTATTAGGATTAGAAACCCTAGCACAATAAGCTATAGTCTCTTCTGCTTTAGGTGTAACAGAGATAAGGTTAGTAGTGGATAACATTAATAGTTATAATGAGATCGGTGATGGGATAGTGATTATGATCCCCTCTCTCAGCTCTGGGACAGCCTCGGTCACCCCAAGGGGGTTTCCTCGTACTGTCTACGAGAACCCGTTTGGGGTGTATACATTGTGTGTTATGTACAGTGATTACATCTGTGTTTCAAAGGGACATAAACGTCAAACCCTTTAGGTGTCACAACCCGGATGTTCTTGATTTAGTAGTGCTCTGTGTGTGGGGGTAAAAGAGAGGCCTCTGGAAATTCCAAGAGGCCAATCTCACCGCATATCCACGCAGAGGAGCACCACTTCCTCTGCTTAACTCCCCTACCAAAACTTACCAATCCCAGACCTTAGTGCTACCAGTGTTTTTAAGGGATTTAAAGGAGAGGCCTAAAGCAAGAGCATCTGTAGCTTGTTGGGGGTTGTTTAGGAAGGCATCTTGCATTGCTAACCACTCTTCATGTTTTCTAGTTGCTTGAGCTCTGTGTGCTGATTGAGCTAGGGCATCGATAAACCATTGAACTGCTTGGCTAGTTGCATCGACTCTGTCGTCATGACGGACTGCTCCTTTGTCTTTACACATGCGAGACATTTGATATCCGAGCATGTATTCGAGGCGCTTTTCAGGAGGAGCGTCAGGGTTGCTTGAGTAGTCGTACTCCCAAACTTTAGGATCAATGATGAGCTTGTGTTGGTTCATCACTGGTTCAAGAGTATCAATGATACGTTCTTCTTTTCGTGTAGTAGCTCTTACTTCTTCTACATCCATGCCTGCTTGCATCTGGATGAGGTGGCGTTTGAAGAGTTCACATATCATTCCGTCACCGAAGTTACTTTCGACTAATAGTCGGGTTGCTTTATACTTTTTTCCAAGTGTGATAATACGCCTAAGAGTGTCGTCACTGTAACCGTCGCGGCAGGCAAACATATCACGAATAAAGATATAGCCATTAGCAGAGGAGGCAACGACGGCCACCGTTTCGTCAGAGCCTCTACCTGACGGGTCCACAGAGATGATCGTTTCCGAATAGTCACAAATACCTTCATCGATATACATAGGGCCGTAGAAGCGATCTCCGGGTAGTCCTACGGGGTTTAGTTCTTTGATCATGTAGCGAGGGTCTGAAGACCAGGCGTAACGCTCTGCACATTCAGGACCGAGGGGAGTGACGATAAGATCAGCAAACTTAAGGGGAAACTTCTCAGCATCAGACAGGCTTGTATCAAGCATGAATTGAAGTTGGAAGTTAGAACGACCCATAGATGCTTCACGTTCAAGAAGATCTAGATCAGAGAATCGTGTATCTGTGGGTGTCCCTGCCTCCACTCCTTTGTCGATGTCTGCCACAATTTGGGGAGCGAGGAGGCCCTCATACCCTGAGAGGGACTTGGGATAACGTGCTGGCCAAACAAAGGGTTTGTAGGAGCGCTCAGCGAGCTTCCGGTAGATCGTAAAGGTGCTTTGTGGAGTACCGAGGAAAAGTATGCGTGCGTCGTCATCCGGGGTAAGAATTGATTCACCTTCAGTTACCAGTTGTAAGAGCTTCTCGCGTTGAAGGTCCGTGCAGGAATTGGATGGTACTTCCACATCGTCAAAGACCAGTAAGTGAGCACGAGAACCAGTCATCTGGCCGGTTATGCCCACACTTTTTACAGAAGGAGCCTGGTGTGGCTTGGCGGGGCCAACATCGAAGCTGATTCGCGACCAGCGTTGATCGGAGTCTTTTGGTCCTAAGTGATTGAGCCAGTCGATGTCTAGAATCAGTTTCTGACAAAAGATCGAGAAATTGTCGGCTCTCTCCTTTGATGCTGAGATCACCATGATCTTCCGATCTGGGTCTACGAATAAAGTCCATAAAACAAAAGCGGCAGTAATCCAGGATTTACCAACACCACGAAAAGCAGATATCTGTAATCGTTTAGGCCCATGTTGTAGATAGTCAGCTATAGCTAGTTGTGCCCTAGTGGGCTTTGGGAGATCTAGTTCTCTCCACACCAGTGTTAGGAAGACACGAAAATCTTCCCTCATCTTGGCTTCTAGTTTATTTACATCCATAAAAAGAGGGGCCAAAGCCCCTTCGATCATTTCTTTTTCTTTTTCGACTTAGGAAAACCTGCTTTCATGTTGGCGTAGGCTTTAGCCGAGACAGTTGATTTTTTCTTTGAGCGGGAAGTACCAGCCTTTTTCCGCTTGTTGATATTGCGGTAGAGGCTCACTTTTTCTTACCACCCTTCTTTGATTTCTTCTTAGGGGGACGGCCTACTTTCGAACCGTATGTACCTTTTCCGTATGGCATAATCAGTTAAGCGAAGAGGTTGCGCCACCGATGCTGTTAGCACCTACAGCACGGTCAGCGATTTCGAGGTTGCGGATAATATCCAGCGCGTCATTGCGCGTAGAGGATGTAGTCAAGTTACCCAGTGCAGTTACTGCAGCAGAGGTAAGAACGCGGTCACCACAACCGCGCTTCAAAAAGTTATATGCTCTTGAAGACATAGATATTCAGGCGTAAGAACGCAAGTAGTTATTTGAACATTAATTTGTCGAGTTTATTCTCGATACGAACCATGTGATCTTCTACACGGTCCATCATTGAAGAGAGATCAGTTTTGGAGACATAGTCTTCCGCAACTTTAACCTCTATGGAATCGATGCGACGGTCTAATTCGTGGATTCTATTATTGAGCCGGTTATTAATTACACCAAGCCCTGTGACAGCGGCAATCACTACAGTAATTACTGCTTCCATTTATGCTGCCAGTGTTTGCATGAAGACGTCTACGTGCATGGACCCTTTTGCTTGATTGCAGGGGCGACACGCGGTCACGCAGTTAGACGAAATATCTTGTCCACCCGAAGATTTAGGGCGGACGTGATCAATAGTTAAATTTTCAGAGGAGCCACAGTAGACACACATATATTTATCCCGAGCCTTAATACTTTCTCTCCACATACGCTTAGCATCGCCAGAACGAAAGCAAAGGAGTTCGTGCATGAGGCTTCGGGGACTATCCATTGGCTCATAAAATTAAAAAATAGTGTTTGTATTATTTACGAGTTGATTTGCCGTTTTTGCCGTTACGGCCTCGATTTTTAGTTTGGTTCTCTCTGACCATTCGCCCACTTTTTGTGTGACTCATGTCTGGACCGCCTTTACCAGCAACGCCGGCTTTTTTACGGGCCTTCCAACGCTCAGCAGAGTCCTTGTTGTGTTGTCGCTTCTTAGCCGTATCACCGGCCTTAGAGCCGTACTTCTTCTTGCTATAGGCGCGATCGTAGGCACGCTTTTTAGCAGCAGCAGAAGGACTTTTCTTATAGGCACGGCTCGACTTACTCGAACCTCTGTGCGCCATTAGATGTGTCTCTGAACGTCTTCAAAATCAAGTTCTGGTATGAGGCCAACCAGGCCAGCAAGAGGAGAGCCAGCAACGGCTACTCCTGTGATGTCATTCTTAGCTAGCCAATCAATGGCAGCCCGGAGATCTGCCGTAGTGGCCTCTCCAGACTTAATACGAGCAATGATTTCATTGGTCAACAATGCGTGAAGTTCTTCAAAAGAATCTTCGGTAGCTCTTTTTGCCATAGCTACTCACCAAGAATAGCTGTACGAACACCACGAACTGCTACATCATCAAGTTCGTTTTCGGTTGATTCTGCCAGCTTATCAAGCAGTTCACACACGAGTTCCTTAACGGGCCGTGAGGTTACAAAGGCGATAAGAATTGGTTTAATAATACGGATCATAATTGTGACTCGTCGGTGGGGCTTGTAGGCCAAGTAATGTTGTGTGGAAAACCTTCAGAAGATGGAATGTCACGTAGTTCTTTGCGATATGCCTTCCAAGCATCAGCTACAGAAGAATCGCCAAGTTGTGTCCAGTCGGATTCTGCAAGCTTGGTGTTACGTGTAGATCTTGCACCGGCTGCTGCATTGCTATCGACACTAGCTTTATACGCGGCTTCTTGTTCAGAAGCAGTAGCTTCTTCGGTGTCAGTAAAGACAGGGCCAGCGACAAACTTAGTAAACCACTTGCCGTCAATCTCTTCGACACCACTGCGTGTACTAACTCCATACGGAGCAGTGACAGTCGCTTGTGCACCCTCTAGTACAGCGTCATACCCATAACTATCAAGGATTTCAGTTGTAATTTCCTTAGGAAAGCTTGTATTTAGTTGTGAGGCTTTGAACTGACTAACAGTTGTCAGCTCGCCTGTTGATCGGTTTCTAATTTCCATAGTTTTTATTAAGCGATAGCAAGAAATATGTAAGTATTGGCATTCTGATTTAACGCTGCACCCGCTGTTGACTTAACTGTAAATCCAGAATTCAACGGCTCAATCCTATTTTCTCCGGTTTGTTCAGCACTAGTACTGTTAACAGACATGTAAGGATCATTACCGTTTTGAACGATCCCACTGGCGGAATTAAAAACAATCCAATTACCACTAGAATCATGACGCTTAATCAAGATAAACCGAGCCCCAGTAGTAAAGCCACAATCTACATTAATATCACTACCAGTTCCTGTGTAAGTGCCTACCTTAGATACTCCTGGCAAAGTGGCAAATAAATATGCATAATAAGTCCTACCAGATCCATTTATATTGCTGTATGTCGGAACCGTATAACCAGTCGAAGTAATAGAAGTGTAATAGTTAGATAAATTTCCTTGATATCCGTTACTACTGTCTAATTTATACCATTTACCTGTATCTGGAACTCCTACAAGAAAATCAGTGTTGCTATGAGATCTACATTTAGTAATCAAAAGTTCCGGAGCGACTTCGAGGTTATGGGATATAACTCTGCTTGATCCATTTCCTTCATAGCCAACCACGTCAAAAAAGCCGGGGGCTCTTTTAAACATATGAACTAGATAATGGTGAGAGCTTCCATTAATATGTATTCCACTATCCATTTTTATGTAATCGTTTCCAAAGTAATCAATGGCAGTGGTTTCAGTGGTTTCAGCAGTATATGAATTTACTGTTTGAGATTTGTAACCACCCCTCATTCGATCAAAAAAATATTGATTTCCTCCATTAGTTCTTTGTGAAAGCAACGCATCAACTGGAAAAGATACCGTTCTAAAGGCTTCGGAGCCTAAACCCCAGTATCTATAAGATTGATAGACTTCAGTTCCAGTATCGGGCTTCTTATGCGGACGGCGAATTGCCATGTAGATATAAGTACCACTAGAATTATTAGTCCACCATCCACCATTACCTGTCGCATTAAAACCACTCGAAGTTACGTCTGCTCCGTTGTATATGCTGGTTGAACTTTCAGAACTAGTTGATGCAAAATTCAGATACCCTTCAGTATCTCCTGAATGAATTCCTTTCATGGTATTCATTACCAACCAAGGCGCGGAACCGTCGGTACGTTTAATGAACAACCATTGAGGTTCCCAACCTAGATTAATTTCTTTTGGATATGAACTATTTCCTGTGTAGGTACCACATGCAATAATTGATTCGTTTCCATTCTCGCCAAACGATTGAGCGTCGTGGGCAAAGATGTAGGCGATATAAGAATGGCCCGTGCCATTCATATAACCGTCACTAGAAACAGTAAAATGTGTTGACGTTGGATTGGTATTATTAAACGCCCAAGCGGCCTGCTGCGCCTGAGCTGTGCTATTTAATTTTAAATATTTTGTACCACCCAAATTACGATGAT